GTCGCCTTGCTATTAAAAAAACGGCCTCCTTTGGCGCTATTACACGATTTGCATAGGCTTTGAAGGTTCAATTCGGACCACATGTCTCCGCCTTTTACACGAGGAATTATATGATCGACTGTGTGTGCTGGCCTTTGACAAATCATGCACTGCCACCCATCCCTGTCGAGGATCCTAATGCGTAACTTCTTCCACTTGCCTGTACCTATTGCTCTATTGCTCAATGCCATCCCTTTAACTTGTAATGATCCAATGCTTTACACATAGAACCATAACGCACATTGATATATTTGATTCCCCAATCTACCTGCTTGTACCCATCAACAGTACCTAACCACTTAGACCTACCTTGTGGTATGCCATAGTGTGACCCATTACGAGCATAAGGGTTCCACCTTGATTCCCTAAAGTATAAGTAATCTAAACAATAAAACTCATCTAAGTTATTAAGCTGTATGAATGCCCATTGTCTGTAATTGTTAGTTGTATCCGCAACGGCATAATCTTTTAAAAAGCAATTAGTAAATGCAATTACACAGAGCAGTAACAAAACTCTGCGCCTCCCGAGCCTAGCCTTTGGCGGCTCAGCTTTTCGATTTAGGATCGAACGCTTTTTCAGGGTAGCATCACTGTCAATAGCCATCATCATAACTGCAGGTCAGACGGCGTGGCGAATGTAGGCACAATAGATTCTAAGATCATCTGTATCAATCCACGTCTCATCCCAGCCAGCCATTATAGCAATACTCCTTGTGCAGCCCTGTTAGCAATAACCTCACAATATTCTGGATTTAACTCGTAGCCAATAACTTTGCGACCTAGTTGTTTAGCTGCAATCAGTGTGCCACCAATACCTGCAAAGGGATCAATAATTACGCCCTCTGGTGCAGCCCCTACAATCATCGCCATCAAACTAGAAGGCTTTGCATGTGGATGCAGTTTTGTTAAATGTAATTCTTTAGACACCCGTATAACACTAAAACCATTACCGATTTGTCCGTATTTGTACACATATAGCAACTCGTGCTGGTATCGGACCTTGCCACCCATGCCTGCCACAGCCTTATCCCACACTAATTGATGGTCCCATGTAAAGTTAGGGCTAGGCATTTTTCCACTAGCAAACATTGCATATGGCTTATCTGCCCAGAGCTGCAAGGCTAGATCCCTTACCTTTGTGTCCAGGTCATTGGCTATCTCTCTGCCAGCACGCCCATAGCCACCTTTACCAGTGCCGTACGGTGGGTCTGTAACCATTACATCGGCCTGGAAAGTCCAGTCAGAGTTTGTTATGCAATTATTGTTGTAAAGCGTAATAAAATCATCTTGATAATAAGGTTTCATTATTTACTTTCTATTAGTTGACAAGTGTGGCAGACCACGGCTATAAACTTCCAACCACCACACTTATCACATCTAGCTATATCTGAATCAGGTATCGATAAGGCTTCTGCAATGTTTTTTACCCCAACACAACCACAATCCATGCACTGATACGCCTTGAAGCCTTCGGGCATATCTAATTGATCGAGCCATAGGAACTCGGTCTTACGCTTGCAACCATTACATTTGAATTGTGGGTGCATCATGGTAATATCCTTATTGCCTACAGTGGCACTGAGTACAAATTAAGAAATTACCTGAATGTATTAGCCTGTCATCATTACAAGCTACACAAACATCGGTAGACGGTACAAACTTTACCTGGTCGTTTTCTATGCGTTCCAGGTAAGGTCCGCCTCTCAAGATTTCTACGTATCCCATTATTCGCCTCCTTCCTGCTTAGGAAAAAACCAGGCACCTGTGGCATCTTGCTTGGCCCACACTGCATGTTCTTTGATACTGTCCTGACAAACATAACCGTAATACGGTTTATTAGTTGTTTTGGTTTGACCAGTTTTTAGAATGTGCCCAGCGTTGCAACATACAATAGGTGGCTTTGGTGCGCTAGGTACAGTAACTCCATCTACCGCCCATTGCACAGGATCATCTAGCTTATTATCAACACTAAATGATTCCCGCAGTACATTTTCTACTGCCCTTGCTCTGGTACCAGGTGGCGAGTAATTAGTCTGAGTTTTTACAACCCGAGCCATTTCTTCTCTACTTGGTCCATTCTTTTCAGTACCGATATTAGCCGCTTTAAAAGCAACCCCTCGGCTTGAAGTTTCGCAATTCTCAAGCGCAAAATCACGATTGACACCCCGATCCGATATGACCTCTTTCGCATGACCTGTTGCGAATGGTTTTTCGTCAGCTGAGTCCCTAAATAATTCACATACCATAATGACTCTAGTGTCTGACTCCGAGATAATCTTCGTTCGTACTGCTCCATTTTTGTACCTTTCCCAGAATATGTCTGAACGTTCTTGTACTGTGGTGTAATCATCTAAATTAAATGCCATCTGCCCACACTCCATCCTCATCCTGCATAGCTTCTGTTACGGTTTTTGCAATTGCAAGGTATCCAAGCGCATCGGTGTAATTGTCATTGACTCGCGGATCCTCAGCTTGCCTGCTGATTTTGACCAGGCACATACATATTGCAACTTCGTTTGGTTGTATTGGATAGCCAAGGTAAGCCGACCAAAGTTCGGCAATGCGTTTATGGTTCCCGATTGGGTGGCCATAATGAGCGCCTCTACTGTGGAGCGTGTCAATGACGTTTGCAAAGAGTTGCTCAGTTTTTGTCATAGTCAAATACCTCATCTGACTTTATCTTGGTGTTAATCAATCTACGGTGGGATTGCCACCCCTCAGCACGGCCTTTCCAGTACCCATTCTGAAACGCTGTGTCTTTAATTTCATGGATAACCCAAGCAACCAAAGTTATGGCCACAATTGAGTACATAAATACGTAACCAAAGTTTTTTAAGTCTTCTATTGGATTCATGCGCTGACCAAAGCTTTGCGTAAATGACATGGGCTAGCGTAGTTGGTAAGTAAAACCCAGTCGCCTGTACCTTCATCACTATGTACAGAGTAGTTTTTACCTAATGTATTGATAAAACCTTCTGCTAATTTTAAAGCAGCATAATTATCAAACCAATATGCGTATTGCCAGCTAAACAATGGTGCAGGCTCAAAACGTTCTGCCTGTTTTTCCCACTCTTGGCCTGTCCATTGCATTGAGTTGATCCACAGCTGCTCAAAATCAGCTGCTTTTAAGTCAATCTGTATTTTCATATAGCCCTATCTATGCGCACATACTTTGTGGCATAGCAATATTGTTGCATCTGTGTACGACTTTGTGGATTGTTTTGGGGACTATTTGTATAACGATTAGGTAACGATGTTACCCGTAGTACCTGCCTAGAGCGGTAAATGAGCCATCCTTATTGATAGGCACCAACGTAGGTGTTAGCGTCTTTCCAACGGTCTCAAGTATAGCAAACCCCATCTGCCAATTTGCGCTTCCATAGCGGATATAAGAGGCTTTCTTGCGATCCATGAGATTCCCTACCTCTACACCGTATAAGGCCCTGTAATGGCCGTTTACGCCCTCTGAATAGGCACTCATGCCAAGCCTGTGGCTATGCCCCGCCAAAACGGATTTCCCAAATTTCTTTGCTAAATTTAATGCGGTGATTCCAGCATGCTGGCTCATACTGCCCTCATCGCCATGGCATAAAATCCAATCGGGGTGGAACTCATAAGCTTTACGATGGTAAGTCATGCCCATCTCAGCAAACCCCATAAAAGCTGGGTACTGCAGTTCGGGTAGGTTAATTAACCCAGGTACTTTTAATAAAGTGTTATATAGGCGATCAGTATGATTGCTCCTGATAATGTGCATTTCTGAGCTGTACTCGCCGAGATCCCAAAGCACTTGCTTACAAGTTTCACGGTCAGCGTGCAGGTCTTCTGTATAAGCCAGAGGTGTGCCTTCACTCCATTTACTAATCGATTGAAAATCAATTTCATCTCCAACCACCAATACAGTGTCAAACTTTTCCCGCCTTGCTAATTTTACTATGTTTTTTACAGCTGCTTCGTGGTGATAGGGCACCTGCAAATCGGATATTACTAAATATCTCTTTGACTTAATCGTCTTCCTCGTCTGGAGTAGGAATAAAAGGAATAATGCCACCATCGCCTACAACCCAGTCGGGCATAGATTCAGGGCTATCCATTAGGTAAAGCGCAACGGCTTCGCTAAACCCAGCCTTGCGTGCTGCTTTAAACATCTCGTGTTTGGCAATGTAGAAAACTTCAAGCTTAGATAAAGGATCAGGTGATTTACGCACCCTACGCCTGTTGATTTTTCTACGCTTGCGTGTGTTTGCCATAATAAAATTATCGCTTACTAATTAAGATAAACAGCTCATCAACACGCTGTTCTAATCGAGTTAATTGATCTTTCATACTAGAGCCCCCGTTGGGTCTCAACTCGTTTAGCCACCCTCTAACTAGAAAACGTAATCCGACTAGCCCGCCTGATAGCACGGCCATAACGCCAGCGCCAAAGCCAGCCCATTCGGTAGGTGTCATGCTTCATCGGCACCGATGCCATAGGCATTATCGGATTTATCTAAAGCCCTAGCTGCTGGTCCTGCGAGTGCTGCCACTACCACTGATATAACTGGGTCGAGACCTAGCTCATTGCTTGCTAAAAATGTTAGTAATGATACAAGTACACCTCTGAAATATGATTTAAGTATTGCTTTTTGCTTATCGTTTATTTTCATATCTTGCCTCCTATTAGTGGTATATCAAACGGCTTTCCATCAAGATCGCCAGCTTTTGTAAAACTACAATGGATATGTTTTTTGTGCGGGTTGATGCCTTTGTATTTACGCCAACGCCAATTTAATATCTTCGAGCATATTCGCCCGTTAAAGATGACGTATGATATGCGTGAATCCGATTTGGCTGCGATTCTGATCTGGTCAGCCAGATAAGGTGCGAGGCTGTCGGATGACTCCAACCTAGAATTAAGATCAAGACCTCTGACCCACCCGAACTCGTCTGGATTATGATCCGATTTTCTGGCGGAGTGACGGCTATCGCCCAACCATCCTTCTGGACTTTTAGTACACCTATCTGGAAACCACGTATCAACTTGATCTCTTAACTGCACACCAGCTGCACATAGTTTAGGTTGCATTACAAACCTAGAGCGGTTAAATCCTCAACAGTTAAACCAAGGGCAGCCAGTTTTGCCTGTGCTGCTGCTTTGGCTTTTTCTTTTGCTGATGTTTCTGATTTTTCTTGTGCTTTTACTTGTTTGATTGCATCATCAATTTCAAGTTGAGTTGGTGCTTCTCCTTCTAAAACATCCCATTTGATTGTGCTGTAATCATTATTGGTAAATGTAAATTGTGCATTTGGTTTTAATTTTTTTATTGCTGCGACTAAGTAATCCATTATGCACCTATTTCCATGAGAATGATTGATGAAAGTCCTGTATCAGACTGAAAGACTACACTTGATGCTGTTGAGCCTTGTGTTTTGTAGGTTGTTGCACTTGTAGTTGCAGGGCTATCTAGAAAACTATGGTTTGCATATAAATAACTGTTAAATGATGGAACACCCTGCGCCCTTATGTATTGATACTGACTGCCTGTTCCGCTAGTTGTGCCGATAACAGTTGCACCTCTAAGTAATCTCCAATTTATACCAGCATCATCTCCACCTGCTACTTGATACCTTTGTGAAACTAAAACTAGAACTTTACTGGTGTTTAATGTAGGTGTGATGCTCGCAGTCAAAGTTGTATCGGTAAATGTTCCTGTTGCTATTGTTGTGGATGTTGTTGTTGTTGCACTTACAACCTGCAACACTTTGCCGCCACCACCACCACCAGCGGCCACCCAAGCTGCTCCATCGTAATATTCTGTGCTGTTTGTGTCTTTCAAAAACGAATAATTACCCTCTTGCGGTGAGGCAACTGCGGCACTTCTAGCTGCGGCACTGGCAAAAACCCAGATACCTTGCATTAAATAACCATCAACATCGGCAGCGGTTAATACCTCGCCTGTAACAAAGTCCTTAAATCCTAATCCAGCGGCCATTATTTCTCCTTAGTAACTAAGCACATTATAGTCTAAAGTGCCGTATATATTGTTATTTAGAATCAGTGCATCGATGACTGGTTCAAGGGTCGTAAAGAAGACCCTAAAGCTGTTGGGTGTGATCGTGGTGGCTACGCCAAATATCTGCAAAGTGTTGTCCAGGGTAGATCCACCTGGCTGGGTAGTAACAATTCTTATCGGGTCAAAGAAGTCCAGTTCTAAAGCTGCGATGATGCCTGCGTTGTAATTATTGGTATATAGGTCTAACTCAATGCCATCGCATCTTACCTGTGTTTCGGCACGGCTAGCCACATAAGCTCGGGCATAATCTAGGGCTACAGCATCGGTCTGCATTAGCAGGTCTTGCAGGTTATAGCTGTGAATAAAATATTTGTCGATACTTGCCTGATTGCTTGCCGACTGTGGTGAGCCACCCGCACGGCTGACCTGGGCTGAGTTGAATATTAAAGTATCATCTAACTTCCAGTTTGCGTTAGCGTATGGAATGCCTGTGCCGTTATCGTTAAATGTAGTTACTGTGCCACCAATTGATCCTGCAGTTACTGATCTGTCTTGAAATACAAACTCGCCATCGGTGTTTACGTATAGCGCCCCATATTCACTGTCAGATACAGTCTGCATAGCACCTAGAGAAGTGCGTGGACTACCTGGATCATTTTGAAGCGTGGTTAAACCCGCATCAACATCCCGCATGGTTGCTGGCCAGTCAATTTGATCTAATATCTGGTTAATTCTTGTGCCTGATAGGTTGCCAGCACTAGCGCCTGTAACTGTTGAAATCTGTGCATTCTGAGCAAGTCTAAAAGCATCTACAGCTTGTATAGTTGTATAGGCAACCTCTGTTGCATCTTTAGGCTGGGTGTTGACGTAGCTTGTAATGAAGCCAGAAAATAGGCTATAGGTCGTGCCAGAGTATGTAGCTGTTATCTGAACTTTTTTCATTGGTGTCAGCAATTCATAATATGGGCCTGAAGGATTAGTAGGGTTGAAATCGCCATTTTGATCTACTATACGTAAAGTTAATTGGCCAGTTTGAAATTGATCTACTAAAGCGTTACGGCCACGGCTAGTCTGTATGTAATTTATTTGATCCGATACATCAACAATTACAGCAGTTGCGTCAGCCAATACGTTTGTGCCTAATATGCCTGAATTTAAAATAAGAGCTTGTGCAAAGGCTGGGCCAGTAGAGAAGTTAATAATGGCATTAATTGTTGGTACTGGCATTAGGTTCCGCCAGATAGACCGCCTGCGGGTGTAGTGCCACGGCCCATCTTATTGATTCTTAATATAGTTTCATTGATTGTGTTAGTTAAATCTTGCTCTGTTAATACTGATCCAGCCACGTTTACAGTTACATCGCCACGCTCACCTGCTCTGTACGCTTGATAGTCTGCAGCCATAGTCATACTTGGCGTAGGCACATAACTTGCACCAACGGCACCGCCACCACCACTAGATGCCATGCTTACAATACTGGCATCGCCACGCTCACCTGCTCTGTAGGTTGCCCAGTCGCTAAAATATAAAGCTGCATTGGCTGCTTGATTCATGGACTTAGCCAGTTGATTTGTTTGAAATGTTAATTCTGTATCTGCTAAATATTGATCTGCTTTGGCAGCGTTGCCATCTAAAATTGCTAACTTCTCGGCAATACGCAAACGAGTTTCTTCATCGGTAGCCTGGTTAAGTGCCAACATCAAACCTATGCGCTCTGTGTCGTATTTTTTCTTCAAATCTTCCAATGCATTTTTTTCTTTAATTAGAGCATTTTCTTTGGCACGCAGTTTTAATAAATCTGCTGCAATTTTCTTTTCTTTATCTTTTGCTAATTGTGAAACTGATCCAGCCTGACCAAATGGTGTGCCGCCCTGATCTCCTAAACCATAATCTTTACTAGCTAAACCTATTGCCCCTGTAATACCAATATAACTCATAACACCAGTGACGATGGTTGGGTTCTTAGTCAATATCGCAGCGGCTAAAATACCTGCCTTAAATGAAGGGCTGTTAGCTAGTTCATTAAACTTGCCAATCATTTTAGCAATTTCGGTTATGGCTGCGCTTGTGTTAGTTGCTAGGTTTTCCATGCTTTTAGCAAGATTACCTATGCTTTTATCTTTGCTTAATTCAGTTAAAGCATCTACTAAACCTTCGCCTATAATTTCGGTGGCATTAGAACTTGCTACTTTTAATACATCCATCTTGCCAGCGTAAGTAGTTAATCTAGCTGTAGCTTGCCCTGCAAACAGTTTGTTTAATTGTTTTAGTATTGCTTCCATATCGCCAGTTTTTAAGGCTGCTTCATCTAAGCCTGGTACTAAAGTTTTAAGCGCTCTAGTCTGGCCAGCAAAACCTTTAGCAATAGCGTTGCTTACTTCAACTACAGATGCCCCTGTAGCAGCACTTACATCTAAGGCTGTATTCAATCCGTATTGGCTCAACTCAACTGACTTTGTAACTGTCAATAGAGCCTGGAACGCTGGCCTCAATTCATCGTCTAGCACGCCTGATATTTTTTGTAGGTTGGCTATGTACATCTCTACCGCAGGTCCAGCAAACTGGTTTCCTGTATTTTTTAATTGAACCTCTAGTGCCTTAGCTGCTTTTTCATCTGCAGCAAACGCAGTAACTGCTTTCTTGCTAAAGTTTATTAAAGCTGCTGCGCTAAAGGTAATGCCAAAAGTACGCCCTAATGCCTTGACCGATTTGTCAAATGAAGATATATCTTGCTTGCCTTTTTTAAGCGCCCGACCATTCCAGGTGGCTAATGCCGAGACGACTACGTTGGCCATTATGCTGCCTTCTTATCGTAGGATTTATTAAAATCAACCGCTGTGTCATTGATGGCGTTTAAAATTGCTTGGTATATTTTAGGACTTTGGTTAGCAAAGGCTTTGTAAATTAAGCGACCCTTAGTCTTTGTGCCGCCAGATCGAACGCCCTTAGTTTTAGGTTGTGATGTTACTGGCTCTAGTGCGCTTACAAATTGATACCCAGCGAAAGGATTGTTAGAATTGTAATCACGTGTGGATCTTTTCTTGCCCGACTTCTTGCCTTCGTATCCTTGCACGTTACCTAACTCTTTTAAGGTTGTACTCATAATAGGCGCTCTGCCTTGTGGATTTTTACGGCCAGCAGTTTCATAAATACGGCCAGATGCACTTACGTTGTAAACATAATTTTCTACTTGGAATCCATTTGCAAATTGTACGTTCTTGCCTTCTTTGTAACCAATGCCGCCTTTTACTAATGCGGAGTTATATTTAGGGAAAGGCCTGTAATCTAAATTAGCAGATGCGGGCTTGGCCCAGCCAGATAAAACTTCAGCATCGCCAACTACATAACCTTTTGCTTGTTGCTCGACTCGCTTCATAAGCGGGGTTAAAGCTGTCCGAATACGATTGTACATATCTTCATCTATAAAGCTAAGGCCCTTTTGGACATCATCTACGCCTATTACCTCTACTGGCATTTTTGATCTCCTTAGCTCTATCTGTCAATACCTGGATTATTGCTAGATACATATCTGTATCCATATCAATAAACTCGCTAGGCGGTATCCCAGTTTCTACTGCTAACTGCGCAATAGTGTAAACAATTGAAGACCGCTCAGTTATTTTTTTTCTTCGTCTAACACCTCTACGGTATCTAGAGTGTCAATAAACTCTGTGCCCCATAAAGGTATCTGTGCGCCAGCCCTGCGTAAGCATTCATACGCCAGCCAGAATATCTCTGTTTGACGCTCATGCTCACGCAAGACCTTGCTAATTCCTGATCCGTACTTTAACTCGAAAGCGTACTCAACACCTGGCGTAATTTTGTGTTCTGATACCTCGCCATTAGCCCTTGTTATCTTTAGCTTTGCCATTGTTACTCCTTAGTTAAAATGCCACCGATGATGACACTGTTACTGCGGAGTTTACTGTAAAGGATAAACTTGAAGTTGCAACCTCTGCCACGCCGCCTTGACCCAGTGGGGTTAGGTTGTTGACCAAGATTGAAAATTGGTATGTAGGGTTCGCAGCTGATACTGCAGTGCCTTTTACAGTAATTGCTGATACTGAAAGTGTTTGGCCAAAGGCTGCGTTTAGTGTCTGCATTACCTGGCTGGCTGCCCAGTCATTGATAAAGTCGATGCTAAATGACGCTGATTGGAGACCTGCGACAAATTTATGTGCAGAATCGCCCATTGCAGTCACTTCTAATTCATCGACAATTTGATTGATTACAGCGTTAGTAACATACGCACTGATATCAATTGATGGTGTAGTAGGTGCAGCGGCTGTAGCCAACTTAATACCTACGTTATTATTTAAATAGATGGCCATGGTTATTCCTCTTCTTTTTTAGTTTGTGCGGTTGGTTTTGGTGCGTCTTTGATTTGGCCTGTCTTAATTAAGAAGGCTAAGTCTTCTGCTTGGTTATTCATTTTAACTCCAGCTCGTTAGAATTGACACGGTGATTTCTGCGGTTAATAAATCTCCACTGGCTGCATTGGTTATAGCTGGAGCGGAGACACTTGATATGTTTAGCACCAAAGATGATGCTGCTAACTTATTTACTACTGCTACTAAAAATGTTTCTATGCCAGCCAGGTTGCCTTGGTTGTCAAATGCTGGTGTTGTTACAAGCACTTTAAAGTTTGCCAAAGGTGCAAGAGTTGTTTGATCGTTATTGCTAGGTACAATGTACGGATCTGAAGGTGTAATGACCACGCTGTTTGCGAGAAGTGTCGCTGGCGGAAAACTAAATGTTGACCAAACTCCAGCGTTCGCTAAATCTGTAGCTAGTGTGCCTCGAAGGGTGGTTATATCAGCTGGCATTAGCCTACCAATGAATTAGGACTTGAATATGGCTGGATGAGGCCTCTGACCCTATTGATTAATTGGTATCCCATTCGATAAGGACTCGCAGATACCCCATCCATACCTACCCCGCCCGTCTGAGTCACCTGTCGTGATTGCCAGATATCAACTGCAACTATCATTGCAGCTTCTCTTATAGCAGGGGTCGCAGTGTAAGCCTGTGATTTATGTTCTGGGCCTAAAGCTCTGCCGTATGGTTTAATAAAATGAAAGTTATCGTTTGCAGCTGTCTTTGCATATTGGATAATGCTGTAACCGTTAGGGTATGAACTAAATGCGTATGTACTCCAAAATGCTGTGCCGATTGAGGCGGGAACTGTTGTACCAGGAAAAGATCCCGTCAAAGTATATGTGCCATTATATGTCGCACCACAATTACTCACCGTAATTAATTGACCTGTGACAAAGATTCCAGGGTTTGCTAATACTAAAGTTGCTACGTTGTTGCTAATAGACGATCCCACTACTGGGGCATCGTTGTGCCATAAATAACTAGAGATTAAATCTTCTGCTGATTGACAGCATTCTTCGACAGTTGAATCCGAATATAAAGTTCCGATTCCGAGATTCGTGCGTAACTCGGCTTGGGTTACCATTACAGCTGCCATAGATTCCTCTCAAAAAAACTCCCCTGGGGCTAGGGCTACTAAACCCCAGAGGATTATTAAATTACTAAGTTATTAGCTTAGGTTGAAACGACGTACGCCACCAGCGACTAATACACCAACAGCCATGTAACCATAAAGTGAAGTTTCGATCTCACCTGAGGTTGGAATATTAGTGGAGAGTCTTAAAATTGGTGATTCATAAATTGATACTGATGAAGGTACAACAATAAATGCTGACTCATCAATTGTGGTTGATACTGCGTTTGGATCGACATAAAGATCCAAGCCCAACACTGATCCACGCAATGAAGTTGGTACAGAATTTCCTGCATTGTTCATTGGGTTAGCAGCATTGTAAATTGGGCGACCAGTTGTATCGGTTGCGCCTAATAGTAATGACCACTGTGATGTACCAGCAATATAGCGTGTTGCTAATTCACCTGTTGCAAGGTATGCAGCTGGTGCTTGTGTTGATACGTATGAAATAATTCCTGCTGAATCTGCTGCTACTCCTGTAGCTTGTGTGCCACCAGCGGTGAGAGCTGCGATAACGGCAGCATCTGTCGCCTTATTGTAGGCTCGAGTCATGTTATCAAGCATAGCTGAAAAGAACTCAGGGGAAGATCTCTCGAGGATTTCTAAACTGTAGCGTTGTAATCCTGCATATTTCTTAACTGTAAGATTTACATAACTTGAAACAATTCCTGTTTCAGATGGTCCCGCTGCTTCTGCAGTTTCGGCCACAGTTCCAGAAGTTGTGATCTTAGGAACGCTGATCGTCATTCCAGCGGCAGGAAGGGCACGTGATCCAATTGCATCCACTGCTGGTCGTGATCCAATAAGTGTATCTACGACTGTAGGTACAAATTGTGTTGGAGAAAATGCTGGGTTAGTTGTGAAGGAATCGTCTGCAGCAGTTACGTACTTTGCTACATCTGCTTCTGCTTTCATTACCCACTGTGCTGACTCGTGGTTACCTAATTTTGCTTTAATGCTGTGTTCTAGCATGTGTGCTTGTGTTCTAATTGGTGAGCGAGGCTCTGTGTAGAATGACGCACTGATTGTTGGGCGTGCGGCCTCTACTGGAGCAACCTCTACCACTGGTACTGCTGTTGGCTCGGTGGTGTTGTCCACTTGTGCCTCACTTTCCGTAGTTGGTTGATTTGTTGCATCCGCTTCGCCTTCGCTAGCGGCAACTTTAGTTACTTGTGCTTCTGTGAATGCTGGTGATTCAACCAGGCTTACTTCTTTAAGGGTTGCTTTAGTTACATAAATGTAATCTTTTTTCTGCGATGATTTCAGTACATCTACACCAACAGATAAGCCATCAATTAACTGCTCGCTTGCCAGCATTAAAGCATCTGATCCTTGCATGCTTGCGCTGATCTTAAAACTAGCATAAATGCCATCTTGTTCTTCATTAAATTTTTGCATGCGACCAATAGGTCTGTCGTTTTGATGTTGCATAAGCATTTTGATCTTGCCTGGGTCGCCTACATCGATTGATCCTTTAGCAAATACAACTTTACCAACGCTTGTATTACCAACTGTTTCAAATGGCACAATTTTGCCAGCAATGACTCTGCGCTCACCATCAGCGCTTTCAATTTGGCTGCTAAATGTAAGAATCAATTTGAATCCGCCCATGTTAATACTGCAAACGTAAATGATGGGGTAGTGCCACCGATTGTGCCAACTACTCTTAATTGATCGGTAAATGCAGTAGTTAATCTAATTACTTCTCGTGTAACTGCTGTTGCTGTTGTAAATGTTGCAATAGTATTCCAGTTAGTGCCATCTACTGTGTCTTGTACTACTACATCTAATGTAGGTAATGTGCCACTGGCTGCTGTAACGTCTAATTGCATTACTAATAGTCTTGCTGCAGATAGACCTTTAACGGCTGTGCCTGTAACTGTTGCAGTACGAGCAGCTGACGCTAATAAAGTTACCGTGCTTGCAGGTATATTGGCTTGTTGTATATCACTCATGCTTGTTCTCCTTTAGCGCTGTTAATGTACTCAGCATCGCCACTTTGATTTCCGTTAGGTGTTAGGTCTTCCATTTCTTTTGCTTGCTCTAGGTCAATAAGTCCTAGCGTTAGCATTTTTTCTATTGTTTCTAGCCTTGCCTTATCGTCTGATCTTAAAAAGGTTTCTGAAATATTGAATCGCACGGTTTGTCCATTAGCCGTTATATCGTTCATGCTGAGTCTATCCTCGATTGCGCAGATGTAAGGTTGTAGGCTGTAAGCCACAAATTCTTTCCTTCCGTCAATGATATTTTGATAAGTCATGGAATTGTTCATGTCCGCACTGATATAATATGCAGGAACATTCATGGCACGTGCAATTTGAGTTGCGAGGTACTGTGAACTTTCGTTGTAGGTCATTTCTTTAGGTGAAAAGCCAATATTTTCTACACTTAAAGTAGATGTTAAATATGCAGTGCTGCGTGATTGTCTGCTAGCTTTCCAAGCTGCTAATAATGCTTGTACTTGCGACTCTGGCATATCTGCTCCTGTATTTTTCAACACAGAAGTTGCCATGGGAGTACTTGCGGATATTGCAGTGGCTTTTTCAATATCTAAAGCTGCTTGTATCGTGCGACCTGCGGTTTGTAATACACCTTGTGTAAGTCCTTGAAAAGTGACAAGACTTCCAATTCCTGACATTGGTAATTTTTCGTTATCTAATGTGTAATATAAAACTTCTGTGCCTTTAGCATTTAATTGAGCAACTACTCGTGTATTAGCAACCCATTCGAATCTCGATGGCCGTAAGTCATCGGCGAAAACTTCCGTAACACGCCAGTATGCGACTCCGTAGAATATAAGGCTATCGACAGTCCACGAGATAGTGACGGATCGTGGCTGTCGGATATCTGGTTGATCGCACCAGAGCGGCTTCGGTAATTCTTCGCCTGTAGATTTTCTATATAATTCTAATGGTAAATATCCGATAACACCTTTTATTAAATTAGCGCATCTGTTTACAGCTGGCACCTGGGTAGCCAAGGTACGATCCATTGGACCTGCACCAAACGTGTTATAGCCAAATCCAATAATGCCATCGCCCATCACGGCAGGGGAATATTGCGCTTGTAGAGTTTCTTTTTTGTTATTTATACCCAAAGCAGACAATAGACCCATATGTATATGTTATACCATAAAACGGACAATTGGTGCAAGTTACACAAATATTTGTGCGGTTTGTTGCGGCCTAGATAATAGGCTTACAACCATAGCTAGGCTGATAGCTGCTGCGATATCGCCTGCGGATTTTCTGCGTATTATACGAAAGCCAGCATCGTTAGTTTTCGCTGCGCAATTATTTAAATGCTGTACTAATTCTGCTTGCCCACTATGGACCATTCTGCCATTTGCCATAGCATCTGATAAATCTGAACATGCTTGGTAAAAGGCCTGCCCTGACACATCTTGTATGCGCCATCCGCTTTGTTCTAACCGAGTAGCTATTGATTGCGTGGCGTACTTGTCAAAACAAATTATATGTGGGTGATACTTACGTGCCCACTCGTTTATATCGCTAGCCATTTTTACTTCATCTATTGCAATCTCACTAGACCAGAGTTGTGCAAGCCCTACAGCAATTTTGCCATCTTTTACTTGACCCATAACGAGGGCACCCGATCTTTTTGTAGGTGCAATATCAAATGCCATAATTGTTTGTGGACCTACAGGTATTTCTAGTGTGCTATCGCTGCACGCCTCAATAGACCCATACACCCAAGGGCTGACAGCAGAATCAATCCACTGGCAAAGCATTTCCGTTCTTGTGGCCTCTACGCTATTTGTATTGACCGACTCTTCTAGGGTTTGCTCTGTGATCAAATGACCTAAAGCTGGATTAGCCATAGCCCAGGCTTTGCGATCATGTATTTTACAATGCTGCGGTGCTGACCACTCGTAATAACCTAAATTTTCTGGTGGATAGGATAAGCAACGCTCACGTAAGTCATTCAGCACGCTACTAAACCCATCACCTGCGTTACTTGTCATTAGTGTCATTGCTGCAGGCCTTGCTCTAGTGACTGGCAGTGCAGCTGTAAAGGCTTCTGGTGTCCATTCACGTAACTCATCAATATAAAGAAAATCTGCGGTCTTACCACGAGGTGCATCTCTCGTAGCAGCTGCAATTTCATACCTTGCGCCATTAAGTAGGGTTATGGACTCTTGCCCATTAGCTAAACGTATTTGTTTTACCTGGTCTTTTAAGAATTGATTATCTTCTATTGTGTAAGCCACCTGCCTAAAGGTATCTAATGCCATATTACGGTTTGAGGACATGCCTAACACATTCTTACTGCCCCAGAGAAAGAGATGGCTCAAAATTAACATGCGTGCTAGATGAGTCTTCCCATTTTGACGTGCTACAAGCACAAGTGCTGTTTTCTTGCGCCACTGCTGATCGGCATCTATAGATAGCAGGTCATCTAAGCACCAGCGTTGCCAAGGGATCAATGGCAGGCCTATTTTTACAGCTAGGTCGGCAACCTCTTGTGCTTTGTTATTTCCTTTTAATAAAGGCGTGTGAATTCTAGGTTCAGTGCTACCGATCAAAGCTAGCCCCCTCTTGAGCGGTATTACTTCTGCATCACTTTGCATCAAAATCCAACGTGTCTGGTTTGTTAAATGGCGAGTCTGGCACCGTTCGTACCGTGTTAGGGAGAGATGAGTCTGGAAAGACAGGGGGGACAAGACGC